AATCCATGAATACAAAACAAATAAAAGGATTTATGAATATACACAAGGAAATTGTTGCAGATGTTCCAGCACTAAAGCGTAATCGTGTCTGGTGTATTGAATGTGGCAGATCTCAGCGTGTTGATTCGGCTCATTGCATGGCCCATGGCTGGTCTAAGTGCTGTGGCTCAACCATGACAATCGATTCTCCTGAAGAAAGAGCTAGACTTTCAAATAACCAAAGAAAGGTAAAACAATGCAAACTGATAAAGAAAAAGAAACATGTGAGAAGATAGAAAAGATTTTTGGATCTGATGAACAAAAAAAGCAAGCAAAAATATTAGATGATAATATTAGAGAATTTATTAATGATGGTAACACTTTAGAATTATCAAAAGCCTTACTTAATCCTGTAAAAGAAGTCATGGAATATGAATCAACACATGGAAAAATATGTACTAAATCTAAAATAGAATTAAATGGTACTGAAATTAAGGTTGGGTATGATTTAAATTTATATGAATCAGATCTAAATACATCTCCTATTGATAAATTAGCACGCATACAAGATAGAGGAAGACAAAATATTATTTTTCAAGAAGACAAAGCACTAATTGATCTGCTTAGAAAAAAACCAAAAAAAGAAAAGAATATTACTGATGCTTTTAATACTATCATCAAAGACTTTGCTAAAAGAGAATTAACATGTGATTATATATTTATCCCTAGAAGTTTAGTATCAGATATTGTAAATGAATGTAGTAATGCTATTGATCCAGTACGACAACGTGATTTAATTATGGCTGGATACATTGGTGGTCTTAGAGATAGTGAACCATATACACAAATAATAACAACTGCTGGAACTTTAATATTTGAGCTTACTGCCCAAAATGAATTGTTTGGAATAAATAAAGATAGCTGTAAAAGGAAAGTCATATCTGATTATAAATGCATAAAGAAAGCAAACAGTTGTTTTTGGGAAGCAACTATTCAATTTGAATTACTAGATAAAGATAATGTAGTTTGGGTAGAATTAGATAAAGGGATGTAACTATGACAGCTACTATGCAAGAACTTATTGATAAGTGTAAACCATTTGAAATAAGTGAGGCATTACTTCCAGCCGTGAAAGAAATAATAGAATATGAATCTCTTTGTGGGAAGGTCTGTTCTGAATCAGATAGCTCATTAACTAGTCCTAAAATATTAATAAACTATAAATTAAATCTTTTCAATCAAACCATAGACACACTTGCGGTGGAACAAGATAGGGGAAGGCAAGCTCTTATTTTTCAAGAAGACACTGCACTTATTAATTTGATTCGTAGAAAATCAATAAAACAAAAAAACTTTAAAACTGCAATCGAAACCATACGAAAAGAATTCGATGATAGAGGATCATCTGCTGAAGATGTCTGGGTACATATTCCTAGATGTGCAGTTAAGTCTGTTGTAGAAGACTGTGGAGGTTGGATCGATCCTGTAAATCAACGTGAGTTAATTGTTGCAGGCTATGTTGGGATTGTGACAAACATGTTACTCTGTACAACAGCCCATACACTTTCTTTTGAGCTTCTTGCCCCAAATGAAATTTTTGGAATAGACAAATCAAAATGTAAAATGGATATAGTATCTGATTATCACTGTGTACGAACAACTAGGGGTTGTCTCACTGATTATTCTTGGGATGCAACAATTCAACTTGAACTATTAGATGAATCTGCTATTATTTGGGTTGAGTTAGATAAAGATTAATTTGACTTTTCTGTTTTTTGTTGTATAATGTGATTAGTCTGCAAGTCTTGGGACTTTCGTATTTCTCAGAGAACCACAGTACTGTCCCTACTGTGGTTCTCGCCTTTTAATAAAAAATGTTGACAAACCCACTTTTTCTTGTATAATAAACATTGAGTTGGTAAAACTTGTCTAGGGAAGGCCATGTAATTTTGCATGGTCCTCCCGCCTTTTTAGAAGGAGAAAGTATGCCAGATGATAAAAAACACACATGTATCGATTGTGAATTTGTAGATACTTGTCCTATTGGAATAGTTGATGACAAGAATGAGTGTTCGGCTAATACAAAATTGAGAGAACTTAGAAATGAAAAAAATAATGGTGAATTTATAAGAAATTTAATTTTAACAGATGAAGATAAAAAATTATTAAAAGAAGAATATGAACGTAGTTTTCCTTTGAAGACGTGTAAAATAAATGACCCACTTAAGATGCAAACTAAACACGCAAAAGACGTTTGTGGACGAGCGACTACGTGGGTAAAGGATAAATAGTAATTTACTAAATATGACCTATTTACTACATGAGTAAATAGGGGTGTTTCAGTAAATAAACATTCGGAGGAATAAATTATGTCCAAAGACAAAGAATTAGCAGTAAATGGAAAGCCAATACATAGTAATAAAAAACTATTGTGTGCTAGGTGTAAACAGCCTATTGTAGAAGCTAATGATTCTGGATGGGAAGTGTTTATTGAAGGAAATTTAACACAGCCTATTTGTGTTTTTTGTGATGTTGACGATCATGTAAATAGAAAAAAGGAAGGTTAAAATGACTTATCCAAAAAACGAAAAAGAATGGTGGGCTTCTTTAGAGGAACATTGGGAAAATCTTATGGATATAATGGCTAAGTTTTTACCAATAGATCTAATAATGGCTAATTTTTTACCAATAGATCTAAATACAACAAATCCAGAAATAAATCATCATATGCATCTAGAGTTTATATTGACTGCTAAGAAAAATAAACATGGTCACACCCTTGCTAAAATGCTTAATAAAACTTGGGCAGCAGCTCCAGACGAACCCTGGATTCATGAATTACCTTCTTGGGGTGTTCTTTGTGACTTGTGTTCTGAATCATATGTATTAGGAGATGACGATGGACCACCAGAAAAAAATTGATGATTTAGTAAAACTATATAGAGAAGCCAGTGAAGCCTATTATACTGGTGAACCTATTATGCCTGATTCTAGCTTTGATCGTATACAAAACATACTTCGTGAACTAGATCCAGATCATCCTGTATTAAAAGACATTGGTGCTGATGTACATAGTAATCATTTAACGAAAACAGCACATTTAATTTCCATGAATTCCTTGAGCAAAGTAAACACAAAGGAAGAATTAAAAAAATGGGCTGAAAAAATAGGGGGAAAAGTATTTGCAGTAACAGAAAAATTTGATGGTCTTTCTATTGAACTCGTTTATGAAGAAGGAAAGTTTAAACAAGCTATAACACGCGGTAACGGTGTTATCGGGGAAAACGTAACATCTAACATTAGACATGCACAATGGGTATATCCGATAGTAACAGGCTTTTCTGGAAGTCTACGTGGTGAAGTAATCATATCAAAAACTGATTTTGAAAATCATTTCAAAGATGATGGTTATTCAAACCCTAGAAATGCAGCGGCTGGATTTACACGTAGAAAGAAGCGAGATCAAAGATTAAAATATCTACAAGTAAAATACTTTGATTGTTGTTGTACTAATACTAAAGAAGATTTTAAAACTAAAGAACAACAATTAATATTTATGAAATCACTCGGCTTAAAAATGCCACCATATAAGGTAGTTTCTATTGAGGAAATATTTAAGCTTTATGACTTCTATCAAGAGACACGAAGAGATAGTTTAAATTATGAGATTGATGGACTTGTCTGCGAATGCAATGATTTAAAGATACAAGATAGATTAGGTGTAACGGACAACAGACCAAAGGGGATGATAGCATTTAAGTTTCCTAGTAAAGCTAAATCAACTATTTTACGTGATGTAGTGTGGGAAGTTGGTAAGACAGGAAGATTAACACCAGTTGGTCATTTTGATAAAGTACATATTGGAGGTGTTGATATAAGAAAAGCAAGTTTACACAACTATGCAAATATACAGAATTTAGGATTGTTTATTGGTTGTAAGATTTTGGTATCTAGAAGAGGTGATACAATACCATATATAGAAGGAAAGATAGATGCATAAATATATAATTTGTCCAATTTGTAAAAAAGAATATAAAAGATTAACTATACAACATATTCAGTCTCATGGATACACTACAACTAATGAGTTTAAAAATAAATTTGGCTTAAAAACAGTATTTTCTGAAGAAGAAATAAATAAAACTAAAATATATAGTAAAAAGAATAATGTACAGTATCATTTTAAAGAGTATTATAAAACACATGGTAATCCCATGCACGGAAGAAATCATACCAAAGAAACAATAAATAAAATTAAAAGGCACAGAAAAGGAAAAGGTATTGGTATATCTGGAAAATATATTAGAACAAAAGAAATAAAAATAAAAATATCTAGAGGTGTTGCTAAGACACATAGAAATTATACATATGGAAAATATAACGAAATATTAGCTGGAACTGAAAAAACATTTCCAGATAAATCAGTCATTATTAGATCTTCTTGGGAAAAGCGCATTTTTGTTATTTTAGAAACTCATCCATTAGTTACAAAAATTGTTATTGAACCTTTTCAAATTCCTTATATTTTTGAAGACCAAGAACGCATATATATTCCAGATTTTTACTTTGAATGGGAATATGGTGCTATAAAAGAATTATGGGAAATAAAACCTAAATGGGCTATGAAATATCCTAGAAATAAAGCGAAAATAAAAGCTTTAAATAATTATGCATTTAAAAATGATATGAATTCTCATATTATTACACAAGAAAAAGAAATTGAAAGATTAGAGTATTCGTTGGGGATTGACTATGATAAAGAGCTTAAAGTTAGTTTTATTATGTCAAGTTTTAATAATAGGGATTTATTTAAGGAGGCATTAAATGGAAAACGGTTGTCAAATAAAACCACCTGAAGATTGTCCATCCTGCTCCACAAAATTAATTAGAGAAGGTGAATATATATTTTGTCCAAACGAAGATTGTCCAGGTAGACGACTTGGAGATTTTTTGAAATGGATAGAAGTAACAGAAATTGAAGAAGCTGGTCCAGCTTTTTTACAAGATATTATGAGCACAAATTTATTTGAATTTGAGGTAAAAGATATTTCTGATCTTTATAGATTAACTGTAGATGATTTAACTCTAATGGATGGTTACAAGAAAACTAAAGCAACTAAGATAATTAGGAACATAAAGAAAAAGAAAAAACTTCCTCTTGAAACTATCCTAGCTGGATTGAACATCCCAAACGTAGGTAGAACAGTTTGTAAGAAAATAGTAAATGCTGGTTTCGACAATTTGGACGACATCTATGAAATGTCTGTAGAAGATCTAGAAAACCTTGAAGGCATAGGTAATGTAAAAGCTAATTTGTTTTATAAGGGAATCAGAAACAAAAGAAAAATTTTGGCTAAACTCTTACGAAATGGAGTAGAGATCATGAAAAAGCAAGATGGAGAATTAACAGGTAAGTCGTTTTGTTTTACTGGTGCATTAAACATTAAACGTAGTCATGCTAAGAAGGTAGTAGAATCTCTTGGTGGAGAATTTAAATCTTCTGTCTCGAAGGGTCTTACTTATCTGGTACAGGCCGATCCAGCTTCACAAACCACTAAATCAAAAAAGGCTTTAACGCTTGGAACAAAAGTTATCGGAGAAGAAGAATTTTTAAATGTTGTAGGTTTTACTGTTGATTCTATTATTGATGATTCATAGCTTTCAACCACATTTGTTATAACTACCTAATTTTACTCAATAAAAAAATTTATATATTTTGTCATTTTTTACTTGACAAGCGAAGGTGTGCTAGAGTATACTGTACTTATTATAGAGGAGGAAAACAATTATGGAATCTAATTCCCGTTATGCCCCTTCAAAAGTAGTACGTATCGAAACTGAAGATGGTCGCAATATCACAGTCAACTCATATCTTGTTGGTCCCTTTGGAGAGTTTTGTGCAGCTACAGTTGATCGTGGTGCTAACTTTCTAGGGACTCGGATTGTACCATTGGTTTATGTAAAAAGGATGGAGATCAGGTTATGACTAAACTATCCTTTTCATTTATAAAACGTAATGATGAAAGAATTGGTCAATACTCATCGCATTCCAGAGCGGTACGTGCTGCACGATTGTTATCCAATACAGGCATTCGTCATCGTGTAATGTTAACAACAACGTACAGGAATTTAGACGAACGTATATGTTGGATGGTTATTCTTGGTATTCCGGGTAGGGGAGATAGATATCAATCATAGGAGAAACGAAATGAAAAATACAGACCTAAGAAAAAATAGCAATGACACTTTGATGGGAAAATGGTTAAAGATGAAAAGGGGTGAATGGACAGTAGTAAGTGATACAGATTTGGATGATATGGGTGACTTACTCACAACAACACCTGATGAAGATATGTTCTTTAGCCGGTGTATATCTATTCCAAATCCAAGAAGATTAGGAATATTGGATAAATATCTGGCAAAAGTAAAATACTGAGGGGAGATTCTAATATCAACATCAGCTATTATAAGAAAAACAGTAAACAGATAAGGAAAATATCTTATGAAATCAAAATCAAGAAAACCCCCAAAACTTCGTGGAGAAGCTGGTGCCTTTTATAAAAAGAAAGATTATTCTCAAATATATTGTTTGATCATGGCGTATAGATTAAAAAAAGAGCCTCATATTTGGTTGTATAAATTAGAAGAGCGCACAAGTATAGGTGATCCATCAACAGTATTATCGAAATTATGTGAAACTGGAACAGGTAAAAATTTGAATACAAATTATGGTGTACTTTGGGAACCTGTTTATGATTATTTTGATGCTTGTGAAAAAACCAGGGACATGGATAGATATGCGTTTGGTGATTCTATTGTTGTTACTGCAAAGTCTCTTAAAAATGATTACGTAAAAATAAGTAGTGGTGAAATACTAGATTAAGGAGAAATAAAATGGCACAAAGAAAACGAAAACAACAATGTAAAATATGCAAAAATTTTGTACCTGATAAACATCCACAAAAGGGATGGGAAGATAAAGGTACATGTAATATTAAAGAAAAAAATAAAGAACCAGGAAATACTGTATATAGTGGTTGGGGTGATTATTGCGGTTGGTTCGAATCAAAGGAGAACTAAAATGAAAAGGGCAATCATTAAATTAGGGCATTATGTTTGTGGTGTTGGTAATTCAGATCAAGAAATACTAGATAAATTAAATGAACCTTATCCAAATGGAAAAAATAAGGATATAGTTGAAGCTATTCCAGAATATTATCCGGGACAATTCAATGACGGTACTATAGTACGTGCTAATGTTACTGATCGATTAGCTGAGTTGTTTAATAACGATCTTAATGATCCACTACTTAAACATTTTGAATATTTTCATGACCTTGGTGGTTTTCATATAGTAATTGTTTAAATTCAAAAAGGTGATGTACCGTGTCCAAAATGTAATAAGGAGAAATAAAATGGCACAAATAGTAGGCTTTTTTAAAGATTTTACAAACGAGACAGAACGTAAGAGAGCTTATTCAGAAGGTCCGTTTGTTGTAGGTGGTCTTACTGGTGGATATCGAGTTGAGTGTGAATTTAAAAATCACCAATGTCCTGTACTTCCCGATTTATCTATTAATGAATTAAGATCACGATTAGGTCATGTTGTTTGTATTAGTATGCTATCAAAACCAATTGAAGAAGATGTTGATGAACTAAACGCCTTGGTAGAAAAAGGTGAGATTATTTGCAACGATAAAGGGGCATGGGTAGCTAAATGTCTAACTTGTGGTGATACTAAATGGATGCCTGGAAGTGTTCCTTGTCCTAAATGTAACAAGGAGAATTAATATGAATACTTGTGGTGATTGTCCTCATAATGAAAACTGTGTTTGTTTAGGTGAACCTGATGATCTTGAATGTCCAGCTCGTGAAAGCGAACGTAATATTATAGATAAATTGTATAAGGCATTAGCTAATTCACAATCTCAAGAAGAGTGGAATGCGGTTCATGAAATTTTTAATACCTTAGAAGAAAAAGGACAAGTAAAATGACAATATTACTTGGATGGATAATAGGTACACTCATAGGATCAGCACTTGGTGTTGGCATAGGATATTTTATAGTCAAACACTGGAAATTATAGAGGGGCTAATTAAATGGATAAAAAGACAACAGCATACATCGGTCCTTCAATTCTATTAACAGATATATTTAGTTGGTATGACTGGCGGGATAGAATACAAGCAAAAGCTTTTGGAGGATATGAATGGGTTGAGACACAACATGAACCTAGAGAATATCCTTGTTTGGCAATTCCATTAATTCATGCACCATTGAATGCTCCAGTTGAATTTGAATTTCTTTACAAAGTAGATGTTGAAGATTTGTTTATAATGCCACAAGATAATATATTTTTCGTAAAAAAGGATGGTACTAAAGATTATAAATATAATTTTTATATTGAGTGGGTTGATCGTTATGGGAAGTTTGTAGGAGAACAATTAATTTATTTATTTAATAAAGTTGCAATGTATAAAAATGAACAGGGTAATGAAAAATTTGAATACGTAGATAACTATCGAGTTTGTCAAATAGGAAATTCACAAGAAGAAAATGATTATACAAAAAGATATGAACGTGGTTGCTGTGGAGAAAG